TGATTTCTGCTTCGATGTCAATGCCTTGTTGGGCTTGTGCATCTTGAGCAGCTTCAAACGTCCAGCGAGCTGACAATTTACGTGTCTTAGCTTCAACTGTTTGTTTCAAGATCTGAATGCTCATTCTGTTACCAGCTGCACCTTCTTTGGCTGCTGTTGCATCAGCTCTGCCATTTGTGTTACCAGAATATCCTTCTGCAACCTTAAATGGTGATAGAGCTTCTTCACCAGCACTTGCACTGTCACCAGTACTGCCTGTGTAGTTGTCTGCGTAACGAACACGTAGAGTGTGGATTTGACCCACTGGTCCAGTCATAGGCTGGACACCAACCAACTCGTTAGCGATAACTGTTGGAATTACACGCTTGTTGCCTTGAAGACCTTCTAAAAGAGCTTCTTTGGTTTCCGACCAGCGTGACTCGAGTAATTGTGACATTATAGTTCTCCTTAAACTTTTAGTCCCGCAAGCCTGCGGATGTCGATGATTTCAGCAGTTTTATCGTCGCTGCTGATTGATTGTGCCTGTTTGTTGCCTGTGATTTCTTTTGATTCTGTAAGTGATTTCTTGACCTGTACTCCGCCATCCATTACAGCTGGTAAGTATTTGTCAAAAAGAACGTGTAGTCTGTCAGTTTGAATAGATTCAAGTAATTGTTTCATCACTTGTTTTTTATCACCACCAAGTGGATCAAGCAATTCGCTCATTGTTTCTTTGCGAGTGGCTGAATCTTTAGCAATGCGTAATTCTGTTTCACGACTTTCAACTAATTTCTGTGTATCTGCAACAATCTTTGCTGCTTCTTCAAGTTCTTGCTCTTTTACAGCAAATGCTTTTAGAAGTTTAGCGGTTTCTGATTTCTCATTAAGATGGCTGGCAGCATATTCGCTGGCAAAACTTTCAAAAATTCTGCGACCAAAATCATTTCTACGAGCAGCTTCAATGTCTTCACGCAATTGATGCATTTCAGAACGCAGTCCTTTGGAGACTGTTTCTTCAATGATCGTTGCAGAACGAGCAACAAAATCTTTCTTGATAGCTTCAAACTTGGCCTTGCTTTCGCGAACCAATTTTACTTTGGTTTCGGCTAAATCTTTCTTATCTGCGTGGAATTCTGCGATTTCTTTCGCTAGGGCATCCACAATAAAGGATTCTAATTGTGTTACATTGTGTGCTACACGTTGGCGATCTTCATGCAATTCAGCCAGCTCTTTACGCAGATTGTTCATGACAAATGATTCCATTGCGGTAGAATCCTGTGTCATTTTTTCTGTGTAACGTGCTCTGGCGTCAATGAGTCCTTGACGGTCTTCAGCTAGCTCGCCTAGTTCCGCTTGTAGGCGGTCCGTTAGCATAGCTTCTACAGCTTCAACCATAGCAGACTTGTCGTGTTCGTACTTTTGTGCGAACTCTTCACGAAGTGTTGCGGTGACGTGGTCACGGTTTTCTTGAATTCTGCTTTGCCAAGCAGTTTCAATTTCCGATTTTATTTCTTCGGAAATCACATTGTTTTCAAACAATTGTTTTACGATGTCTAGCATGTGATTCTCCTACTGTTATTTGAGACCTCTGATGATTTTCACCAGATTCTCTGCTAGGTACTTTTGTGCCTTGGGGTCGCCTTGAACTTCTTTTGCCATTGTAAATGCCTTATATCCACCTGTTGTATTCATCAAGTGTTCGTATACTGGTGTAGGATAAGCTCCCGGGGCGCTGGGTTGTGCCACAATGTCTACCGTGATTATTTCAAATCCCTGAACATTGCCACTACCATCTACCTCACCTGAGCCTCTGCTCGATACACCTAACTTCACTCCCGACTCCAACATGGTCTGTACTAGATTGCCCATTGGAGTGGGAATTATTTTAAGTTTTCCGTAGCCGTTAGGACCATCCATCCACATCTTGGTAATCATATGACTAACACGATCTAGATTGATTTTTAAATCCTGCGGGTGATCCAACTCTCCGCAAACTGAATATCCACCAGAGATCTGTTCGTTGAGCGTCTTGACAGCCTTGCCAATCTCTTGAGAAGAATAAATTCGCTGATTCTGATTACGGATATCTCCTTGAATGCAGATACCGTTCAGATGCAGCGATTTTTTATCGCCCTCGCCTTCGCTCTCCAAGACAATCTTTGCCTGGTCAAAACTCAATTGTTCACTGAGGGTAGTTTTCACCGTTACGTCCTATTATCTACGGCCACGGAAAAGACTTGCTTTATCAACTGAACCGGAAGAACCACCTGCTCCGCTGAATTTTCCTTCAGCTTCGCCTTTCTTCTCTGCACCATGACCTGGCTGTTTCGTAGAGAAAGCACCACCTGCCTTGCCGCCTGGAACGTTGATATTGCCTGCGTTATCTTCTTTTGGGTTGCCTTTGAATAGGCTGGAACCCTTTAAATGTCCTTGATTTGCATAGGTTGCTGCATCTTCTTTGCTTTGTGCAATGTTAGAAGCTGTACCGCCCATGTCGTTTTTGCCTGCTACAATACTTTTTGTGTTAGCAGGGCCTGCAGAACCACCTGTACCAGAGAATGTGCCTTCTGCACCGCCTTTCTTCTCTGCACCATGACCACCAGCAACTTTTTCCACATACTCACGTACAGTGGCTAGATCGAAATCGTCTTTCATTTCATCTGGGGGGCCCATGTCATCGCCCATGTCATCGCCCATATCGTCACCGTTCATTGCGTCAAATTTGGCCTGTAGTTCATCTACAATAGCGTCTAGATCCTGGAACAACTCTTCTGGGGCTTTGTCGCCCATTTCGTCGCCCATTTCTCCATCTAGTTCACCTTCTAGGTCGTCGCCCATATCTGGTGTGTCGCCCATTTCGTCATCAGCTTCGATGGCAATGTCTTCGAAACCTTCTTCCATTTCTTCGTCGTCTTCTTCATCCACTGCTTCATCGACTTTTTCTTCGTCTTCTTCGTCTTCTTCAGCAGCTTCGTCTAATTCTGCGTCGATGAGATTTTCGTAGATCTCACGAGATTTTGCAACCACGTATTCGTGGAATAATTCTTCTGCTCTAGCTTGATCGTCGTTGACCAGGCTTTCGAGCATCTGCTCTAATTTACTTTTATCTGACATGGTTATTCTCCTTAAAGATGATTTGGCTGTCGTGCTTTATTTACAACAGTTGTAACAAAACTGTGTTAAATGGTAGTTTTTTGATTGATTTAGTTATTGTAAATAACTTCTGGGTAATTTAATTTAAACTCGTGATAGTTGATGTGTTTGAGATTGGGATGTTGATATCCCAGTTGATCGGGCACAAATGCACCGTCTTCGATTACTCTAACAAATTTGATCTGTCTAAATTCTTTGATAACTTTTTCAGTTTGACTCAACCAGTTACCGTGGAACGTAGGAGAATCTGTGCTTTTCTTATAGTTAAATGTGTCTGCATACACATTATTGAATTTTCCACCAGCTCCTTGATAATCAAATCCCAATATATAGATAGTTTGATAGGTGTGTGTACTGGCAAACCACAGTGCGGTAGGACCACTGCTCCAGCCTTTGTGCGGGCTAAAAAAATTAATATTTGCTTTTGATGTTACACCTTTGTTGGAATTGGTCCATACTTGATGTGTTCTGTGATAGCCCGAAGCTATAATTTCATTTACCATTTTGACATCAACGGCCACTAGATAATCTGGAGCAAATTCGCGGTACAAGGCGTTACAACCGTATACAACACCACGTTCTTGAAAGTTTCTAGGATCTATGTTTAGTCTGCTTTTGCCGTTGCCTAGTACAAAAGCTACATCACTCCGCTGGCTGCGCTGCTTCAACTGGAGTTCCATACATTTGTCTTATGAATTCTTGTTCTGACTGTTCTTCAAATTCGTGTGCTTCACTTTGTTGACGCAATTGATTTATTTGTCTAAGTGTTAGTCGAATTTTTCGTGTGTCACTTTTTTTAACCACAGAAGAATCTCTGGCGCTGTCGTATCTACGATCAACTGCAAAATCATTGTTGTTGTCGTTAAAATATAAAAATTCTAATAGGAGCATATTGTATTTATATTTTAAACTGCTGCAGGTGCTGGTGCAGCCTGCTCGTCGGGTGCTGCTGCCTGTTGTTCAGCTGCTGCCGCCATAGCTGGATCAGCTTCTTGATCTTGTGCTGTGGTTTCTGCTCCTAGACTGCCCGGTGTAATGCCTATGCTACGCATTTCACTTGAAGCATCAGGGGCTGGTTTTAGATTGCCACCATTCTCTTCTCTCCACATGCGTTCGTTTTCTTTGATTTCTTCTTCTGATAGGCCCAAGAATCTTTTAAGAGCAAAACGCTTGCTGAGATGCGGCATTTCTTGAACCTGCGAAAATATTGCTGCTCTAGTGGTATCTAGTTCAGCCTGTCGATAGGCTGCAAAATTCTGCGGTTCATTGAATTTTAACTCGAATAAACTGGAATCAATATTGATGCCATTGTTGTTCATCCAATATTTGAATTCAACATCAAAGGTTTCTACCACCATGGCCTGTAGACGTTTGCAGTATTCATTGAACCTCAGTTCTTGAATATATGCTGTGCCCACTTTGCCGTCTGCTAGACTGTTCGGAGCTTCGTCAACTGCTGTAGGCAAATATGCACTAGGGATTCTCAAAGCACGAAATAGTTTGTTGGTAAAATAACGTAGATCTGTGATCTCACCTAGATTAGTACCGCCTGGCAGTGTTTCAACTTTTGAACCACGACCTTCTGCTGTCTGCGGGAAAAAATAGTCTTCGCTAGCACTAAGTGGATTATAACTGGCATCAACCATGTTTTGTCCGCCTCCAGTTGAACTAGGAATGCGTCTTTGTTGTATTTCGTTTTTGACACGTTCAACAAAGCTCATGGCCATGTGTGCTGGCATATTTCCCACGTCCACATAGAAAATACGTCTTTCTGGAGCACGTTGTATACGATAGATAATAATAGCATCTTCAAGCAATTCTTTCTGTTTGTAGACTTTGAATACAGATTCTAACAGACTGTTGCCAAACGGATAGTTGTTGTCTAGGCCTTCACTGAGTGTGATATGTACCACGTGTTTAGCGTCTACTGTGACTTCATTGGTTTGATTGTGAAATCTAGTACCTGGCGATTGTGCTGCTGCACCAACCATTCCACGTCCGAATCCACCACCGCTGGTATAGCTACTTGTGCCGCTGGGTGCAGTGTTGGTTGTGTTGTGAGGAGTGGTTGCGATCAATTCTTTGAAATTAAAATTGATGTCTTTGATCACATACTGTTCGGGTATCTTGCCTTCACTTTCATTGACGATAATTTTTGTAACTTTGGCTGCATCCACAAACAACCATTTTTGTGTCTGCGGATCTCTGACGAAAAAACAATCGCCGTACTTAAATGTGTTACGCACAATTCGAAATATTCTTGTTTCGAAGTGTTGTTGTTTGGTCCACTTTTGCAAGCTGTCTTTTAGCAATTTTACTTCTGTTGAAGTGGGTTTGCCTTTGAAGTAAAAATGAAATGGTGTGGCATTTTCTTTGTCTTTTTGTGTACAGAATTCTGCAAGTATGTCTAGGGCAGCATTGACTTCTGAATCCATGTCCATGGTATCGTACTGCATGTATCGTTCAACACGATTGGGACTTCCTGCATAAACATCAGGTAAAAAACTAGAATAGTTTGCATGGGCTGGGCCCGGACGACCACCGCCAATGGGACTCATGGATCCTGTTTGATTTTCTATTTTTACCGGCGTAAAATATTTTTTCCATGACATTGATTACATTCCTTTTATACTGGTGATTTAAACATATCACCAAAGCTAAATCCTTTTTGCACACGTAATTGGTCGTTATTAATATTAGCCAATTGATGATTGATAGATATTAATTGTTCCAACTTACTATTTAACGAAGACAGCTGTGATACTGAATCATCTTGACCAAGTGTTTGTTTATTCGTATTACCGGTTTTTGTTTCAACATCGTTGGTGTTGTTATATCCGCGGTCACCGTTTTTGTTAGCTGCGTTGTCTTTTAATCCAGAAACACTGCTGGTCACACTATCCATTACAGATTTAAAATCGGGCATATCCGCAGCATATCGGTCAGCCAAACTCATAACAGAACCCATTACAGATTCTGTTGGATCTGGGGCATTGTACTCAGCTGCTGCATCAATACCTTGGCCTTTTAATGTTGCAGCCATGTCCGATAATTTTTGTCTCATCATCTCAGTCTTGTCGATAAGCTCCGGACTGGTATCAGCAAACGTGTTTTTAGAATCACCACTTCGCAGGAAATCTACGCTATCTAATTGTGCTCTAAGCTGATTGTATGCAAATTTCATAGACGTCCCAATATCAGGACCTTTTGGCATATTACTAAAAGTCACAGGAATTTTTTTACCTCCTGGCAACGGCACCACAGCTTCAGTGCCATGCAATTCAGCATCAAATCCACTCATAGGACCTTTAACAATTCCTCCATCTTTTGCTGAAGGTTTGCCTGAATCTGGGTTCACAGCTTTGCCTCCTGATCCAGCCACTTTTACAGATTTACCTGGGGCCGCAGGATTATCAGGAGATCCTCCTCTAGCTTCTTTGGCTTCTATGTGCCAGGCTTCTGCACTCACAGGTCGAGCAAAACCAAATTTTTCAAATAGTCCTAGACCCACTGCCTTGTTGGCATCTGCAGAATTTATATCAAAAGCCAAGCCAACTTCGTGTTTGCTACGACCTGGAGGAGCTGCTCTCGGCGATCCATATTTTTTAAATAATTCTGCTTGTTCTTTTGAATCTCTATAGGCAGTATTGACCTGCATCTTTTGCCCAGTAGTATTAAAATATTCCGATGCCATGCCGGCAAGACGTTTTTGAACTCCGGGTTCTAGGCCTTGTAAATTTACTCCAGGCTGAAGTTTTAGATATTTTGATAGATCGCCAACGTCAGCCTGCATGCCTTCTGGTGATGCTCCTGTTGGTTGTTTGTCACCTACAGCTGGTAATTTTGAACTGCCTAGATCTCCACTAGCAGATCCGCCACCTCCTCCTCCTCCTCCGGATGATAACGCGGCACCGCCGCCGTAACCGCCGCCACCTCCACCACCACTTTTGGCTGAAAATTTTCCAGCGCCACCACCACCTCCACCACCTCCTGCGGTCCCAGGAGCTGAGTTAAGTTTGCCAGCATTTTTATCAGCTGCTACTTTTTCTTTCTCAGCAATCTCTAAACGCTTTTGTGCAGCGACAAGTGATTCCAACGCTGATTTCTTTTCTTCACTGGTTTTAGCAGCTGCAAATTTTTTCTCTGCTTCTTGATTTTCTGTTTTTAAGGAAGCCAGTGCATTTTCTTTCTTTTCAAGTAAATTGAATTTTGCATCAGCATCTGCATTGATTTTTGCATTGGCTGATGTAGGTTTATCAACTCCTTTGCCTTTTTCTTTTATCTCTGTAACTTTCTGAACTAGTGTACCAATGCCGCCACCGATGATTGTACCAATGCCAGGGAGTAGTGCTGTGCCAATGGCTGCACCTACTGCTGTGCCACTGTTCATTCCCATTTTTTCTAAAAAGTTTGGTTCGTCTTTTTTCTTTTCTTGAACTCCTAACAATTTTGATGCACTAATATTTTTAGATAGATCTTGGAATGCAGTTGTAGTTGGTATAATGCCATCTTTGATCAAAGACTGCATAGCAGACTGGGGTGTCTGTGTTTCATCAATTTTTGGCGGAGCCTTGACGTTACCGACCGAACCTTTGTCTGTAGTGCTGCTGGCATTTTTTTCAGCTGCTGCTTTTTCTTTCTTGGCAGTGTCTAGACGTGCTTGTGAAGCATTCAGAGATTCTAATGCTGATTTCTTTTCTTCATCAGTTTTGGCAGCTGCATATTTTTTTGCAGCTTCTTGATTTTCTGTTCTTAAGGCAGCTTCTGCCTTCATTGCCTTAGTTATATCTTCGGGATTGGTTTCTTTGACATTTTTTGATGGAGGGGTACCAGGAGCTGATTTCAACTTGCTGGCATTTTTATCAGCTTCTTCTTTTTCTTTCTTGGCAATGTCTAGACGTTTTTGTGAAGCATTTAATAATTCTAACGCTGATTTTCTTTCTTCATCAGTTTTGGCAGCTGCAAATTGTTTCGCAGCATCTTGATTTTCTGTTCTTATAGCAGCCAGTGCTTTTTCTTTTTCTTGTTGATTTTGTGCTTTTTTTATATTATTGGCAAAAAACCCGTTCTGTTGCTCACTGAATGATTTCAGCATGGCCTCGGGGCCGGATAGATCAACTTCGTTATCTTCTTTTTTGGCTTCGGCTGCTTTTTTCTCAGCTTCAGTTTTGGCATTAATAGCAGCTAGGCCGGCACGTTGTGTTTGATTAATAGAATCTTTTTGACGTTGTTCGTTACGTGCTGCTATTGCCGCATCACGTTTGTCTCTAGCATCCAGTTTCTTGGCTTCTGCTGGATTTGTTTTTCTAAGATTTTCTCTCTCAATTTTGGCTCGGTCTGCGGCAGCAGTAGCGGCAGCTTTGTCATCTGCTGCTCGATTTTCTTTCATTTGCTTGCCCATATCGGTAGCAATTTGACCCCTCTTATTACTTTCTTCGTTTAATTTTTCATCAAGT